CCTGGATCGGGTCACCCAGGCACAGCAATTAAGTGTGCATAAACAAGATTGTTGTTATATAAGATTCTAATTCATATGGTAACAGTACATAATATTTATTAATATTTACAAAACCATGTATTGGTAACAATACATTAATATTATATTTACAAGTACTTTAATAATTTACAATATTTACAAGGAATTAGCTACAAGAGAGTTGATAAATCTCTCATTCTTATTACGAATAACAACAAGTGGCTTTAGATCTTCATTTTTCTGATGCCATATCTTATACCAAGGTAAAGGTGATACTTTACTACCAGTTTTATTTACAATACTGTAAGCTCTTTTCCAGATGTCACAGTTATGCATTAATTTCTTAGCTCCGATACGATCGGATTGCCTAAGAAAATTTGCATCGTCCATCTCTACAAAGAACTGATTTATATCATTATTTCTCCATATAGATTCTACGTACTTATTATATATAGTACGGTTATCTTCTACGAGATCATATGATTCAGTATCGTCAAAATTGGTTATGGTTGTGTAATCAAGATTCTGATCTTCTTCAGAAATGTCATATTTCTTAGTGATTTTCTTGATTTCACGTTCGTATAAACTATTGATCAAACATGTCTTTTCAAGACATATGTTCTTAACCCCCAGAGCTTTATATCTTTGTAAGATATAACTAGCGCATTGTCGGTGTTGAGTGTTGATCTGTTTATCGGGTCTAGGTCCTGGATTAAGTCCGAGTCCTCCCAACCAAAAAGGTATATAATATGGAACTCCATTAAGCATTGGAGAGAGTAAGAATTTATTATGATAAGTTTTAAACAGAAAGTCCAAATCTTGATACATAAATTCAAAATCACGCACAAGCTGGCTATGACACCAACCCATCCTAGAAACAGCCTCTATAATTTCTCTTTTCTTAGTATTTAAATTTTGTTTATCTTCAGCGTTGCCGGAGCGAACAAGACCTTTAAGTAAACCGAAGTTTAAAAAGGGAATTTCACAAAATTCAATATTGAGTAGTGTTTCTTTTGGATGTGCATATTCATCAATAAACTCTGATATAATGTCTAAATTTTCATACAACGGATCCGATTGGATCAATGGATAAGTATGTTCTTTAACCATAAAGGTTCTTGAATTCATTTCTATGAATTCTCGAGAAAAGAATGTCTTTCCAATTGAATTATATAGACCAACCATCGCAGCTACTTTCACCCAGATGTCAAAATCTGTTAATGGAAAGCAACAGTCGTCACCATTAATCAAGCCAGGAAAATGACTTATAGGAACACTAATTCCATAATCTATTTCTACTGCCTTTCGGCACACAGCAAAATTAATCATGCACAGAACTGAAAACGATAGGATTTTTCCCATCGGCTGAGCTTCGGTTTGCTCCTCTTTAAAGGAGACTTTGGTCTTTTCTTTCACAAATTGTTTTGAAAGTTTATCATAATCATTGTAATTTAATGAATATTGTACGATGTTTCCTACAAGGGAACGTACAACGACCTTACGATAGTTTTCACTAAGTTGTAAGTGTTCACATATTGCCTCAATGCAGTCTCTGGTACTTTTGGAGTACATATTATTCGTAGCATTGTCGTAATCTCCTGATAAGAACTTTTGTTCGGGCCTTAATCCTTTAATCACAGCACTTAAGTGCTCTGGTGTAAGAGGAGTTGCAGTAACAGCAAAAACATTATGTTTTTTTAAACTATTAAATAGATACTGTTGCAACGGTTTAAGGAGCCAAGTCTCTAGAGCACATGGAGTGGTTATTCCACGGACTTTTAATGCTTCTGATAGTCCTATAGGTACTATCACGGACGGATCCATAAGACAGATTTCACTGAAATGTTCAATATCTATATCGCTTCCTAACTCCTGTTGGAGGTCGAATTCGATATATTTAACATTTCGAAAACCATCTGATTCTTTAATAGTATCAAATGCCTTATTTACAATAGGGTCCTCTTGGTCAGTAGGGTTGAAATACCTCTCTGGCATAGGATCACGGGCTGTACCATATTGTACAGACGTTGTAATTACATTTTCAATTGGAAGATGTGGTATGTGTTGTTTTACAATTAACACATGGCCACCCTTTGTCAACTTATTCTCCGTACAGGATGAAAAAGATGGACAATGAGAAAATGTAGGATAGAAGGATTGATCACCTAGAATCTCCACCACACTACGTTTAATTTCAACTGTTATATCATCCTCATTTAATGTTGGATAATCTTTATGGTTGAATGTAGTCACATGGGTCTTATTTGGATCAGTAAAAAGCTTAAAAGTTTCTAGCTCATTTATAATACAATCACTCTTTGTCGATCTAGGAGCGCCCTTTTTAACGCCCCGACATATTGAGTCAACAAGAGACATATACCAACGTCCACGATTTCCAGAGGAAATCTCTCGATTGGATGATATGAAATTATAAAACTTCTTACTTATAATGAACCAACAGTTATCGCTTAGCTTTAAAGGATTTTCAGGTAAAACCGGAGAACCCTTTGCCCAAGATGCGAAAGCGCCAAGTTTGTACTTGACGACTTTCATCCAGCGCGAATAAATGAAGTTACATTCAAGATCAGAAATAGAAACAGTCTTTACAGGATCAAACTGAATGGTATGAATAATATAATAGAGCCATGTCCTTAGCATATCACTTCTATAAGTTGATAGCGGGATCATAAAACCGTATAAAACAGCGACTCTATACAAATCAAGAACTACTTGCCATAGACAAATAAATTCTTCGTTCATTGATTTGTTATCATTAAAGATAGTATATATAGAAACAAGCCTATTGCTTGTGGTTCTAGAACGTATCTTAAGAAGATCTGAAGCCTCCAAGAAAGTGGGATTATCACTCACCATATCTTGGATTGAAACAGTACTACCTCTTACTTTACATCGTGACTTGATTAGAGTCACCTCATTCTGTACGACCACATCATAATTAATTAAATCATAATTTGGCGCAACAACGAGATTCGCGATGGTGGAAGAATCATCACAGTTGGATTTACAACTGGAGTCTCCCTGACATAAAGTATTGTCAGGACTTAAACCTGGACTAACCCGTTTTACATTCTCGTTAAGAGTAGTGGCAACGCATTGATTTGCGAGGCCCGGGAGAGATACCAGAGAACATGGATCTAAAATCACACATTGACTGGGTACACTGCTTGTCAAACAGTGTTGTACCTCTGAATCGTCTTGTGGCGACTCAGTATTGTCTTTGTTATTAACAAAATAAACAGAGGGATCGTGTTCACTTTGTAGCATGAATAGCAAGAAAAGAATCAAATGGCTAATAACATGCGCTACTTACTGACAAG